CCGCATGGGCACCGTTACGCTGAAATCGTCTGGCAAATGGCGCGCGAAAGCGCCGGTGGTGGTCCGGCGCTCTGGCGTTTGTCATACTCTCATTCTAAAGGAAGCCGAAATACTTTGCAAGTCTTTCGTAGAATCGCCTCGGCTGTGTCTGCCCCAAGTACATGTAACCAGTGCTTCCGTTCAGGTAGAACGGTTTCCTGTGCTTCCCGGTCATCGGTCACTCCTAACTGGTTGTGGAACTTGTCGTGTTGAATCTGACTCAGGTGGTGCTCTGGTATCAACGCGTCACATCTGAGACAAACGGTCAGTGGCCCTCCGTTCCACCTGACGTAATCCTTATAGGGCTGTGCTTCAGTCATTGTCGAATCCCTTGTTGTATTCGTGCCACGTGTAGTAGCCGCGCCAGAAGATCAGGAACTGTGCGAGTCGTGTAATCATCTACCACTCCACTCCGTGTACGTGCAGATCGTGTTGCCGTAGCTCTTCCAGTATGCCCCAGTATATCCCGCAGGTGAGACACCAGTACTTCATTATCTGTTGCACTACCAGCCTCCGTCATCTTTGAGCGTGAACCAGGTGGTGAGAACGCAGCCTATGGCTACCAGGATAAAGTTCATCATAGGTGAGGGTGCGCGTTCTGCATGATGATTGCTTCTACAATGTCCCACTCGTCCCGGTCAGTCAGGTTCATAAAATTGACGCCAGCTAGAATCATCTCTTCGATTGCGTCGAGCATATCGAAATCAGTCGGGTCATATCCTTCGAGAACCATCGTGGAAGTGACAGCGTATGTGTAGACGACAGCGTTCGCCATACCGACGCGATGAATGTTCGGGTGCTTCGCGGAGACCGTCTGGCTCAGGTCTACTGCGTTGCTGTGGTTCTCGTTCACTGTGTGGAATCCCCTCTGAGTGGCTGTGTTGACCCTTGTAATTCTAGCTGTGTAACTCGCTGTTGTCTATGCCGAAAAATCCCCGCTACCGTGGGGCAGCGGGGATGTTCCGGGATTCTCAGGTGACAGCGGTAGTGCCCGGTAGATGAGCGTGGAAGAGCAACCATTCATGCCGTGCAGAGAGGTGAACGCAGTAGCCAGCTTCGCGGCAGTGGGCGAAGAAAAGCGTCACTACTTCACCTTCAGTCCCGGCTTCCGGCTGGCATTCGATCGTACCCTGACCGAACTTTTCAACATTCCCAGTAAGCCAAGCGAACATATCGTCCACCTTGCTTGCTAGTGAATCGCCAGCCATAACGGGTTACGCTCCTACAGTCTCTTCGGTCTTCGCCTTCTTGTTCATCTTCTTGCGATCGGTCGCCTGGAAGATGACGGATTCCTGAAGCGCGCGAATGCGTACGCCCTTCGTCTCCTGCGCAGCGATACGACGAAGCCACTTGACAACGGCGTCGGGGTCAGGCGTGTCAAGTTCGACGGGTGCCTTGTTGTCATACGACTGGCGGAATGCCTGAAGGATCTGGTCATCCTCCGGGATGCGTCGATCCCCACGGGCGAACGGGTTAGCGTCGGTGACGGCACGCATACCCGTAACCTTCACATCTTCCGCCTTAATCGCGGGTGCCTTGTGGCGCTTCGGTGCTTCGGTCGCGGGAGCTTCGGTCGCGGGAGCTTCGGGAGCTTCGGTCGCGGGAGCTTCGGTCGCGGTCGCGGTCTTACGTGGTGCCATTTCTCTGCCCTCCGGTGTCGGGGTTGGTTTCGGTGAAACGTTCGAGGTCAATCATAACATAGGGATGGTGTCAGGACTGACTATGTACGACACAACACCGCCCGGATTCTTGACTTTGAGAGTATGGCCGTTGCGGTTCGCGTGCTCCTCTGCAATCGCCAGCGCCCTTCCGCTGGTAGCCAGTCGTCGCGAGTACTTGCAGTCAGAGCAATTGAAAATCCACACGTCAACGTGTGTGACACTCCTGTACGTATCGCAGTCACGGCACCAGAGCCGATCACCAAAGCGTGGAACGATGTGCATTTCCAGTGAGTGACTGCACTCGAATGAGACCTTCACATCAAGATAATCCTTTCGTGGTCCCACTCGTCGCCCAACCAGGGCAACGCGTGCGGTGTGCTGATAGGGGACTTCGGCATAGAGAACAGGGTTCGGTGCCAGAGAGAACCGTTCGCGCAGTCCTCGCATTCGGTGCTGTGGTATCGCTTACCGTTTCCGCCCCACGTGACTACGTGCGGATGACGCTGCCACGATCGCCAGTCAGCTTTGCCGATGTTTCCGCGCAGTCCGTGGAAACGGTTCTGTTCAGTGACCATAGGTGCCAGCGTCTCAACAGCGACTCTTGCTGTGGCTGCGTGCGTTTTGTTGGCGCTAAACCCTCTGGTCTTTCCAGTAGACCAGTCGTCACCTTCCAGAGTGAAATAGACGCCTGACTGTACGTACATGATTGCGTCAAATTGTTCGTGGTCCCACTGTCCGAGCTCACTACCAAGTGAAAGATCAAGTGGTACTTCGCTGAATATGCCGTCCGTTTCAACGGCGATAATTCGATCTGGTGCCTGAGCCATAGCATCGAAAACCATACTCCTACAGGTAGCAGTGAGATAACCAGCCCAACGCAACTGGTGCCAGTTCGGGGCAGTCATTTTCTTTTCGTCCCAGCCGACGCGTTGCGCCAACTTCCCATAGCAACTATTCATCCCTAGCTTACAAGCCAATTGTGCAGGGTTACCTTCTCGCTTCCATTTCGCCCGCTGATCGTATAGATCACCGATGAATGAAAATGGTCTAGTACCGTCATCGTAAAACGTGATGGTAGAAACCAACTCGAGAAACTCCGCCCGGTGTCGTAGTGCTGCATTGTATTCAATTCCCCAAACCCATGTTTCGACAAAGTTAGGGAAGTAGATTGCTCCTGACCCAGAACGCAGAGCAAATGGATTAATCCCTCGTCGGTCAATGGTGTTGTCATAGTATCGAATTCGACAGAGGCTAAAGCTAGGGACGGGTCTGCCCTGTGTGGGGCTATCGTCACGCTCGTAATCCTCGGTGAGTGCAGGACACTGTGTGAGTGCGTAAGGATATGCGGAACGAATGTCGTACTGATAGACAGGGCTTTCATACAGTCCTGTTTTGTAGGACTCGAAACGTCCTCCTGCGTATGCGAACTGTGCAGCGGTTCTGACTTCTGGTGGTTCGTCATCTGGTCTAAACCTCTTCACCTTGTGCTTACTGAGTAGGGCTGTAGCGATAGCGCCAGGACCATGCCACGATCGCAGTTCCAAGTCGATGCTGTCGAGAAGTTCGCGGAGTCGATTCGCCAGCCGCGCCATAAGGTCTAGCTCTGCGTGCATGTACGGCTTAATCAGCGAGTCAAGTTCGCTGTACTCGAACACGTTTCGGAGTCCCTTACCCTCTTCCACGCGAACTAGGTCTGGGTCATCCCCAAGATACTGACGGCAGGCTTTCAGGAACGAACACCCGAAGAACGAGAACACATCGTAGATTCGTGTGTATGCGTAGTCGAGTGTAATCGGGTCAGTGTGCCAAATATCCAGCCACTTACTCGAAAGCCAATTCAGTTTGTAATCCCCGTAATACACATCTTTGCCGTCGAGCAGTCGTTTCAGGTTGTGTTCGGGAATGTCCTTAATAATCATGTTCACGTCATAGTTGAATGAGAACGCAACTTTGATATGACCAGGATGTTCACGTTCCTGTTTAATCAGGAATGCGAGACACTGCGTGGTGGACAAATCCCTACCGCTGACTTCATCCCTTACCGAAGAGTCGTCCGAGACTCCTAATAGCACGTACGACTGGGTTAGCTGACCGTGGTGCGTCACGCCCTCCCCGTCCACTGCTAGGAACTTGCGGTTCCGGTAGAGACCTTTGTGGTTCCGAAACGATCGCTGCTGGCTCTGGTAGAACTCCGTCTGATCGTCTGACAAACTCGTCTGTAGAAAGGTCATAGTAGACACCAGGGGTGTGCTCTGGGATTTCTGCGAAGTCAAGTTCTCCACCTTCTCCGGGTTCGCCAAACGGCTTGTAGTGGTCGCGGAAGTCACGCCAGTACTTCGCTTCGTTCTCTGCGTCCAGTTGGCGGGCAACATCGTCGCGCGTGATGTTGTGGTCTATGTAGTCCTTCATCATTGCTTTGTGCTTGTCCGACACCACGCGTTGTTTCGCACGTGATATGTCGTAACCACCGAACTCCACCATGATTCCTCCTGTAGAGACACCACAGGCGCACAGCCGAAAGACTGTGCGCCTGTGGCGGATTCATTACGCGATGTAGAAGGTATTAGCTTCCTTCGTCACGCCCTGGTTGTCCGTGTAGTCGTACGTGGAAACACGAAGACCGTTCAGCGCGTGGATGCCTCCGGTGCGATCGGAGAGAGACTGAATGCCGATCAGCTGATCGCGGACACCAGTGGAACCGTCGGTGAAGACAACCTTTCGGTTGTCACGCGTGACAGCGCGAACGATGACCCACGGCTGACCAAACTTCTTCGTCTGATCTTCCTTGTCCTGCAAACGCCAAGCGAGAATGAGCATTTCGGTTCCGATCAGTTCCGACTTGTCGGTCAGAGTGAAACCGTCTCCCAGTTCCTCACTGGAAATGATCGTGACGAACCGATCTTGCGCCAGAGCGAACGCGTCATCGAACGACTGAATCTGAGCGAGATCAGCGATCGAAAACGACTGAAGCACAACGGCTTTGGCCTCGTCCGATACCTGCGTGTCGACTGCCTTGCTTGCCATGAAACCCTCCGTGACCTGGTAGAATCCTTGTAGTTCGGCACCGGGAAGTGCTGACACGTTCGCCCTCCGGCGAGTCGTGCCCTTCCCGGTGCCGAACACCAGAGTATCAGGGATTCCACTCGGAGGGAAGAAAAAGTTTTATGGCTGACGAAGAGACACCAGAAGTGCAGGTAGAAACCACTGTCACACTGCCCGATGATACAGAGGCTGGTACAGAAGAGCCTGGTACAGAGGTTGCTACAGACCACATCATCGACGCTGCCGTTGACTCTGGCATCGCTGCCGGTGCAGCCGTCGAAGCTGCCGACGAAGCTGACAGCGCAGCATTCCGCGCTGGCATCGACGCAGAGAACGCACAGGCAGCCGCTACACAGGCTTCCGCAGAGGTGACCGAGCTCCGTTCCGTGGTCTCCGACCTCCGCGCCACAGCCGAACTTCTCGCAGCCGCAGCGACCGCACAGGGGACCGCACAGGCGACCGAGCAACTGACCGAGCTTGGCGAACCTGCCGACCTCAATCCCGATATCGACATTGCGCCAGAGTCTCGACACTGGCTTGCACGGAAGTGGTGGTGACTGTGGCCGACAAGATCGCACCGTTGTTCTCGGACGCTAAGCCGTTCACGGGAGACCTGACCGACGCAGAGGAATTCCAGCCGGAACCTGACGTTGCTCCTGACGAGAAGCGAACCGAACACGTCAACATCATTGACACGCCCGTAGAACCTCCCACCAGTGGAGCGAAGAAACGGCGTAGCGCCCTGGTCTCCCAGTTGGAAGCTAGCTACACCATGCTTGGCACTGGCGTGTTCATGCTTGACCCGCAGATCGGTAACACGATCATTACGCAGGCAACACCTTGTGCCGAAGCTCTTGACGAATTGGCGCAGAAGAACCCCAAAGTCAAAGCGGCACTTAACAACATGCTGACCGCTGGTGCATGGTCCGCTGTGATTACCGCCCATCTTCCGATCGCGGTTCACGTTGGTACGAAGTACATCCCAGAGCTTCGTCGCCGATACAGTGCTGATTACCGTGCTGCACAAGGGAATCCCGACGTTGCAGCCTGATACTGATTCCACAGAGACTGTGCCACTTGTAGAGTGGCACAAGTTCGTGGCGCAGTTTCGCTGGAAGCAAGGTGAGCACGTCGGACTGATCGGTCCCACTGGTTCAGGTAAAACCAACATGGCTTTCTGGCTTCTCCCAATGCGGGAGTACGTCACTATCTTTGGAACCAAACCTAAAGATGGTAGCCTCAAAGCGTTCGGAAAAGACAACGGCTACAAGGTTTTACAGCAGTGGGAGAAGCTTTCAGTCAAGCGACACCCGCACCGGATTATCTGGCCGAACGCGCGCACGCTGAATGCTGAAGTGACACAACGGAAAGTGTTCACCGAAGCAATGCAGACCATCTACATACAAGGTGGCTGGTGTGTCTACATTGACGAGTTGTGGTATTTCGGTCACGTACTGAACATGACCCACAACGTGAAAGTGTATCTGCAACAAGCACGTTCAATGGGAATCTCGCTGGTAGTAGCGTCACAGCGTCCAGCGTGGATTCCAGTCGAAGTCTATGACCAGAGCACTCACCTGTTCTTCTGGCGAGATTCCGACTACACAAACCTCAAGCGTATCAGCGGTATTGGCTGGTTGAACGCAGAGGTAATTCAAAACGCAGTGGCACGACTTCCCCAGTACCACGTCCTATACGTGAATACGCGCACGGGGCAGATGATGATTACCCGACCACCAGCACCGAAGAAAGGCTGAACTGTGAACTTGCAGATTGGCGTTCTGGGATTCGTCACGTGGGCCGCATACCTGATTATCTTCGGGTTCCTGGTTCGCGGAATCACCAGTCGTTACCCCGACAGCACCGTCTCCAAAGCAATCGCGTTTATCTACTGAAAAGGACTGACACACAATGCCTTCCGCAATGACCACCAGTGGCGGTACCGCCAACAGCACCAGCCCTTCGCAGGGTCAGGCACAGTCGCCCGTCGCTATCAAGTCTTTCGTTCGTTCCTCGCTGGAACACCGAGAGTCCGCTGGTATCGACATTACGCGCCAGATCTCTTCCAGCGATCAGGATTTGGGTTCGTTCGCGATTCCCGCGTACGGCTACCTTCGTTCGCTTCTCGTCTACGTCACGGTTACCGCTGGTGCTGGCGCTTCCACGTTCTCCGCTGACGCACCGTGGAACTTCCTCAAGAACATCATTGTCCAGGAACCTAACGGTGCCACCATCGCTCAGTTCAACAGTGGCTATGATCTGTACCTCGCGAACAAGTGGGGCGGCTACAGGGGATTCAATGACCCGAAGGCGAAGCCGGATTACAGCACCAACGCCACTGGTGGTCTCGCGACGTTCCTTCTGCGAATTCCGTTGGAGCTCAGGGGACGTGACGCGTTGGGTTCGCTCCCCAATCAGAATGCGGCTGCCGCCTTCCAGCTTCGCATGACTCTTTCCAGTGCCGCAACGGTTTACACGTCGCAGCCCGCGACTACTCTTCCGCAGGTACGTGTTCGGGTTATCGCTGAAGAGTGGGATCAGCCTGCCGTTTCGTCTGACGGCGCTGCGAACCAGACCACTCCACCTGCGATGAACACGACTCAGTACTGGTCGAAGCAGGTTTACCCGGTTGTCGCCGGACAGAACACCATTCGACTTACCCGCGTTGGTAACTACATTCGCGGACTGAACTTCATCTACCGCGACGGTACCGGCGCACGCGTTACGAATGCGTCGAACAACTGGCCTGACCCCGCTGTCCTGTACTACGACACGCGACCGATCGACAACATTCTGTCTGCTGTCTGGCGTTCCACGATGGTCGAAAGGGCTGGTTACAGCGGCACTATCGAGGCTGTGAACGGTCTGGACAATGGCGTCTACCCGTACGATTTCATGCACGAATTCGACGGGCGACTGGGTAACGAACTGAATGACGGTTGGCTGCCTACTCTTTCGAGTACTCGCCTCGAAGTTCAGGGTTCGTTCGGTGTGGCTGGCACGCTGGAAGTTCTCACCAACGATGTCAGCGTTGCTGGCAACGTGTTCCTGTAAGGGGATTCATCAATGGAAGCATCAAGCATTAGCGGTCGCGTGGATGTTCCGATGACTGCCGGAACGCTCACCATCGCAGCACTCGTCCTCTTGTTCGCACTGAACAAGCTCACTGTTTCTCTCGGTTAGGAGATTTCATCATGCTTTCTGCAATTGACTGGAAGTGGTTCATCATCGGAATCCTGACGGGCATCTTCGTGATTCCGTTCGTTCAGGCGAAGCTTGGCGGCAAGGGCGGCCCGGTTTCTAAGAACCGCGTGTAGCACAATGACTTCGGAACGAATGAAAGTGCTGGCGTTACTCGCTGGCGTTGCAATCGTTCTGTTGATCGTGTGCCTAGCGGGTTTCGTAGTCGTGGCGGGTCGGGATTTCAACGAGAGTCTCGGCCCGCTCATCGGCTACGCAACGCCAACCGTCATAACGCTTTTCACGTTTGCCGGTATCCAGGAAAAGCTGGACAAGGTTCACAAGCAAGTGAACGGCAACTATGACGCACTGGCACGACAGAACGAAGACCTTACCTACAAGTTCGTAAATCTTGCCGAAGGTGGTGAAACGAAAAGTGCAGACCAACACGATCATTAACGTTCTCGGTGCCATTGTCACTGTGGCGCTGGTGACTACGATTGTCAGCCGTACCGAGAGCGCACAGGTTATCCGTTCATTCGGAGACGCGTTCAGCGGTTCTATCCGCGCAGCGATGGGAAACTGAAATGTTCGGATTCTTCGGGAAGAAAAAGACTGTCGATCCTGGTGCAGACAACCTGGAAGCACAGTTGGTTATTCCTGTTGACCTGAACGAAGCTCACTCCTACGTTCGCCCTGGTGCTTCCGAGTACCCTTCGCCTCCGGTCTACGGTGTGAATCCGTACGCTACGAAGGTGGGCACCGATCTTCCGACCATTAAGAACCAGGACGAAATCCTGGTTCACTACATGCAGCCTCCCGCTGCACGTAATCCGCAACAGTGGTACGAAGACCGGAACGTTGAGATTCTTCGTCTCTCGCGTCAGCAGGAGTATTTCCAGACAGCGTCACCTCCTGAATTCAGTGCAAAGCAAGGCACCGTAGTCCAACCGTGGGAATCGACACCGAAGAATCCGCGCGTGACTGGTGGTCTCGCACAGTCGAATTACCGTTTCGTTCGTCCGTTCGATCAGCGGTTCGCCCGTAATCTGAACGGCAACGTCGGTTCACAGGCTGCACTGAACCAGAGCTACCCGTTCGGTGGCTTGCAGGGACAGCGGAACTTCCGCAACACGGTACGGCTGGAACCGCCCAACCGTGACGCTGAGAACTATGATCTGAGCGGAACACAGACAGCGAGTCCTGTACCCGCTGTGTACGTTTCGCCACAGGTGAGCAATGAACGGAGGTACGGACTGTGAGCAGTGTCGAACCTCCGAAGCCGAAGGGCGGATTTTCTAAGCCGTTCTACGGTGTTCCCCTGTGGGGCTGGCTGCTGATCGCTGTCACTGTCGGTGGTGGTGTTTACTACATGCAGTCACGCCCGAAGGTTGTGCCTCCGGTACAGAGCGATGCTGTGGGGCAGGGCGCAGGGTACACAACCGTTGGTGCCATTGCTCCCACGACTACTGCTGAGATTCAGCGGATTCTGACTAACCAGGACTGGTCACTGGCTGCACAGAAAGACCTGGTGCAGAAGGGACACGATCCGGCGGAAGTTGCTACAGCCGTAGCGATGTACGTCGCTGGTGAAAACCTGGACAGCGCGCAGAATCAGCTAATCAACGTGGCGCTCAAAGACATTGGACCACTGCCACAGACACCGGGTAGCGGACAGATCAGTAAGGTGAAGCCACTGCACACACCGAATCAGGGAAACCTGATCGGTCAGTTGGTGGCTGGCTTCGGTTCCCTTGTGGGACTGAATGATCCGAACAATCCGTTTGCACCGTATATTGCACCGGCGTTCAACAACATCATTGACAACGGTCCGATTTCCGGTGTGTTTCAATCGGTTTCGGATCTGGTCGGTGGTAACGTGAACCTGAACGTTAACCCAGAAGTTTCCATTCCGGGTGTCGGTGACGTTGGCGGTAACCTGAGTCTGAACAACCGTGGTGCTGGTGGCGGTATTGATTTGCCGTCCATCGGAATTCCCACACCGTGGGGAACCATCGGTCTCGGTGGTGGTGGTAACGCGTCGATCAGTTCCACTGCTAACCCGTCCTACCAGAGTTATACCGTTCAGGCTGGTGACACTCTCACCAGCATTTCCCTCAAGTTCTACGGGAACAATGGTGGTGCTACGAAGATCTACAGCGCCAACCTGAACAAAATTCCGAATCCCTCAAAGCTGGCTGTAGGAACTGTGTTACAGATTCCCGCTGCAAGCATGAACGCATAGGAGAGCCCAATGGCTGAGTACGACAAGGAACTTACGGACCACGAAGCTGCACAGGCTGACCTGTTCCCTGAGTCCGCACTGGCTGACAGCGAAACCGAAGAGGTTGCCGCTGACGTACCGGAGACCGACGACACGCGCGAACGGCTCGAAGTGCTGGAAGGTTTTGTGAAGCATCACCTTTCGACGCACGGCGAGTTTGACACGTACGTCGCTTCACTCGACAAGTAACACCAACACGGAGGGCACATCACATGAATGAGAACATCACGGAAGAGCGGTTCGCTGAAGTTGAACGTCAGGTGGGAGAGGTACACGCGTTCTGTGTGCAGCTTTCACAGATGATGTCACAGCTGACCAACGCCAGCGGAATGCAAGGCATGGTCGCGCGTCAGCTTGGTCTCAGCAACCTTCAGCTTTAGGAGTAATCGTGGCTACCCTCTCGATTCAGCAACTCGCACAGCTAGCGGCCAACGTGGGAATACCCAACGGACAGCCGATGTATGACTGTGTTTCCATCGCACTTGCTGAGTCGGGAGGGCGCACCGACGCCACGAACACAGCCAATGACAACGGCACTATCGACCGTGGACTGTGGCAGATCAACAGCGTGCATGATGACAAGATGCCAGGTGCTGACAGGTTTGACCCGAACGTCAATGCACAACTAATGGCACAGATTTCGTCGGGCGGTTCCAACTGGCAGCCCTGGTCTACGTACAACAATGGTGCGTATCTCGAACACGCACAACGTGTTATGGGAGAGCTTGGCGGTACTCAGTTCACACCAGGGGAGGGCGTCAACGTTCCTGGTGGTTTCGGCAGTGGGGCTGGTAACGGTCTCACTGTCACGAATGCTGCGCTGGTCACACAGGCTCAGCAAGTCAGTTTGGATATCGGTGGAACCACAGAAGCTATCTCAAAGTTCTTCCACCTCTTGACTACTGCCGAAGGTTGGCTGCGTATCCTCAAAGCCGGTATCGGTGTTATGACTGTTGTGATGGGTGCATTCCTACTCTTCTCCTCCTCAAAAGCTGGAAAGACTTCCATCAAAACGGCTGTGTCCGTTGCAACGAAGGGCGCACTATGAGTAAGGGTGCAGCACTGGCGAAGGTGGCAAGCGTTGCGGGTTCCTCTGCTAAATCCGCGAAAGCCGTTGCACCATCGTACGGTTCAGATCTGACACCAGTGTTCCTGGTGGGAACTATCGTGGTGGTCGGTCTCGGAACCGTCATCACGAAAAAGCAAGTCAACATGAAAGCTATTTTGGCTGGCGGTGTTGTGGCGCTGGGACTTTCAGCACTCGACAACATCAACGAACGAATGGCAGAAGCGTTCGCAGCAATGATCTTCATTGCAGCGTGCGTTAAGTTTCTGCCCGACGTTGTACGGGAACTGGGATATGAGAACGGCGGTAGTGGTAACAACATCAAAGCCGTACCGCCCGCACACCCGATGACCGATTTACCTCCGAAGTCTGGTGGTAGTACACAGGGCGCAAGTGGTGGCGTTGCTTCACCGCAGAACAGCACCGGGACGAGGGAAGCATGAAAAACACACTGGCAATCGGTGCGATTCTTCTCGGTGGAATCATGGTCTACGCAGGGTTCAAGAATTGGACTCTGGCGGACACCATTCGGTTCTTTGCTGGAATGGAACAGTCAGGGCTGGCGCCGGGAACCATTCGCGGCAACGCTGTCCCTGACCCCAATGACGCACCGGGTTACAAAGATGAACAACTGGAACGGAATCCTGACGGTTCGTTCAAGCGTGACGAGAACGGCAACATGATTCCGAAAGCCGGTGAAGTTCCGTTCGCACAGCAACCGAAGAACGATGGATCTGGCGCTGGTGGTTTCGACAAAGCGCGCGAGCAAGGCGCTATGTGATGGTTGATACCGAAGGAATGGTGCAGTCCGCACTGTCGAAGATCGGTTGCCCTTACGTGTGGGGCGCAACAGGACCAGACGAATTCGATTGTTCTGGACTGGTGCAGTGGGCGTGCAAGCAAAACGGAATCAGTATGGGACGCACGACATACGATCAGGTTTTCTACGGCGAAGAGGTTGTAGGTTCGCCACAGCGCGGAGACCTGGTATTCCCTGACGCTGGTCACGTGGGTATTGCTCTCGGTGGGGACCAGATGGTTCACGCACCACAGCCCGGTGAGAACGTCAAGATTGGGAACTACTGGACAGCACCGTACGCCATTCGTCGTATCGGTACGAACAGTGGGAGTGTCGGAAGTACCACTGTTGCACCAGGTTTCCAAGCCAAGTCCGCTGGTGATACCAACCTCTCCGATGTGGTTCCTGGTTACGGTGCGTTACAGCAACAGATTGATAACCTGAATTCCGCTGTGGCAGAACAGGTTGGAATCTTCAAAGGTTTCACAACGATGCTCGAATCCGTAGCAACGTTCTTCAATCTCCTAATGTCCCAACAAGGTTGGTACAGAATAGGAATGGTAGCTATCGGAACCGTTGTGGTATTCGGTGGCGCTGGTTTCCTAATGGCTGATTTCTCAGGAAGGATTCTCAATGGCTGAATTGTCGTCGCTGGAACTGACAGCCGCTACCGCTGTGGTCTCTACCGCTGTGGCTGTCTTCTCCACTATGTGCCCACCTATGCAGGACGTGTTGGGTTCGCAGAGTGACACCACTAGAAAGATGGTCAGCTTTGGTCAGAACGCGGGAGCCGTTGCCACAGTCAGTGTGGGACTGGTTCTTTCGTGGATCACACGATCGCCAATGCCAGCGGTGTTCGGTATCGGTATTTCAATGCTGGTCATGTTCGCTTACGAATACGCATTTCGGAGGGCTGTCTAATGCCACGCCACCACGGAGACCCACGTTCAGACGCTCTGGGAGAACAGCCCTATGACGAAAGGGAAGCTCTCGGAACCGGCTTCAGTACTCCGGCACAGCCTCCGGTACAGGGTAACGCGGGTAATTTTATCCCGTATCGCGGGCAGGCTTTACACGGCGTACAACTTACCCGTGACAGCGATGACGGTTACCTACCTTACGCGCGCGAACAGCAGGCACAGGACGAGTACACTGACCCCACGGTAACGCCACGGGATATCGTTCCAGTTCCGCCCGTCAACGTGAAAATCGTTGACAGCGTTGATCTTCTCTACAAGAGGAAAGCGCGTGCAGCCTCTTTCGAGATTAGCGACACTCTGGGTTTTGTGAACGTCGCGCAGGCGAACCGTACCCGGAAACGTATTGTCATCAACGTCACGAACGCTACAGCCGGACCGCTGTCCGCCTATCTCGGAACTTCCGATGACGCACAGACTTTCACGGCTGCACGGTTTCTCGTCCCGGCGAATGCCACGCTCGAAATCCTGGACAGCGAAACCACCGAGAACCTGTGGGTCGATACCACTGGTGTGATGACGGTTTCAGTGTGGCAGGAGTACACGGAGTCGAACGGAGATAAGTTGTTGTGACACAGGCATACGGTGCGAACGCGTTTCTGAATTCGTCTGTTTTTCCTAACCAGCTATTCACTGCTGTTGCAGGACAATTCGACGGCCACGATGCTGCGTTCGTCAACATGACGCAACTTAACCAGGACCGCTATTTGCAACGTATCATGCTCACAACAACACTCACAGCGTCAGACATGTTGGGCAGTGCGTATTGGGATACCGCTGCACCCTTACCGATACAAGCACCGTTCTATTTGTTTCTCGGTAATACCGCACTGTCCAACATGATTGACCTGACTCTGATTGGTAGCGTCAACGTCTCCGAGTACATGAATCCCATTCGCATTCCAGCGAATACGGAAGCGTGGGGAGTGTGGAACGGCGTTAAGGCTGCCTCTGCGAGTAAGTGCCAGCTAACCATGTACTGCACGTCAGGTCCGAACTAATGGTGTGGCGCTATACGACTATGGCACCAGACCTTTCAGACCTGGTGACACAGAGCGAACTGACTACAGGTCTCGGTGGCAAGGCTGACACCAGCACCGTTGACGAACTGAATACATCTATCGTCAATACCGCTGACTCACTGGCTGCATACATCGCACAGCAGAACGCCAGTCAGTCTGGCGGTATCAGTATTATCTCAAACTTCAACGGCACCAACGGCGATCCTCTACCTAGCACATTCGTACAGGATGCACAGAACGGTCTGTATATCTGGGACAACTGCCTAGATATCGGAGCGCCGTTCGTTGCGTTCACCGATAAGGAATTCTGGTATCGCTCCAACATTCCGCTGACAATGGATGACCAGTCTGTTTCTATTGTCTTCCAAGGGAAACCGACGTCACAGCCAACCATCATTTACCTTCGTGGTTCTTCTACTGGTGGTGGGTTCGTCTATGCATCATTTGTCAACAACACAATCCGTATCGGTTGGGGCAGCTTCACCAGCAGTCATTTCAACGCTGGGACTGTATGGCAGACAACGGGTTACACACTACCGAACAACGCACAGGTTGAATTCAAAGCCGTTGGAACAACTTACCAGGTATTCGTCAACGGTAACCCGTCACCGATTGCCAGCATCACCAACGGTACATTCCCCATCGGACCGTCGAACCGTTATGTCGGTGGCGTGCAAGAGGTTTCAAACGGCGCGTTCTTCGGTACAGAGGCCGCGCCTATTTCGTCGTTCAACGCGTCCGATGTAGCAGCACCCGTTTATCTCGGCCACGGCTGGGACTTGTACCGCGCCAACATCGGTGGCGTCTCGAAAGGTACTGGTAACTCAGTACTTCCAGCAGGAACCTTCGACAACATTCGAGACGCATACGGAGTCGATACCACTTTCGCTCTGTCGAATGGAATCATCACAGCCACCAAAGCCGGTTGGTACAGCATCAACCTGCGGATACACATATCGGTTGGCGCTGGTTCCAACAACATCTGTGCCCTGTTGTATGGCAATCAAAGCGTAGGATCAATCCAATTGTTACGCGCTGGCGGTGACATTCAACAGGTGAGTTGTTGTGCTGCATCGTGGAACATCTACTTGGAAGCTGGTGGATGGGTACAAGCCGGTATGAACAACGGTACCGGTCTAGGTAAATCAATCATCGGAGACACCACAGGTTATATCACCTACTTCTCCGGTGCTCGAATGTACGATAGGAATTGAGACACAATGACTTTCAGAAACGCTTACGGGTATGAATGGTCAGAGAACGGTTGGCGTATGTGCAACCGTGATGAGTGCGACCTAGTGCGGATACCTGACCTGTTCCTCACGGAGACTGCGCCGCTGAGACGTGGTGCGCCTCTTACCATTCTCGGTGCGTGGATGAAATGGTATGACACACACGTGGAAGAGATCGGTTCCAACGTGTGGGGCTGGTCGGCACTCAATGACGTTCCGAACAGTAACCACTTGTCCGGTACCGCAATAGATTTGAACGCTCCGAAGTACCCGTGGGGCGAACGCGTTATGCCAGCGGATAGGCGCGCGAAGGTACGAGAAGGACTGCGACTCTTTGAGGGTACTGTCTTCTGGGGTGCGGACTGGCAGCGTGCAGACGAAATGCACTATCAAATGAACTTCGGGGAAGGTGACGCCCGAAACGAAGCATTCGCACAGAAGCTTCGGAATGGTCATCTGGGAATCTATGGCACTCCTGCCGTACAGCCGAAAGGAATACTCGACATGGGTAACGTTGTGAGCATCATCGACAAGCAGAGTCGTACGCCAGAGGTGGCGCTGGCGTTCATCGACTACCACGCGTTCAAAGCGCGCGAGGCAGCAGAAGCCGGACTGAAAGAGGCGCAGAAGCAGACTGAGCTACTGGCGCAGATTCTTCAGAAGCTCTCGTAGTCCGTGGGATGGGTTCTAGGTGGTCTGTGGGCACTCACCTTCGGAGCGTTGCTAGCACTGGTGCTCACACTGTACGACGATGGTTACCGACACGGATTCCGCGACGCGCAGAGTCTCGTGTCATCGACACTGGAAGGGATCGACAGACTATGAGCTGGCATCCGATCGAAACAGCGTGGCACCCGTGTTCACCACTGTTCGCACACCCACGTGAATCCCCTGGTTTCACCTGGAAGCCATACCCGTAATCGTGGTACCATTGTCCGTGTTGGTTTACTACTTGATTTGCGTAGTCTGGCTAGCACTCCCGCTATGTTGGGACTTCGCAAAACACGTCACGGAGGGCGAGACAATGGGTAGCACGACATTCAACAAGGACAAGTGGCAGAGCCGCTACCACGGCACCACACGTATCAGCCGGTACGCTGACGGTTCCCAGTACGAAGACACGATGACGCACCGGGAAGCATTGCAGGATATCGCGATCATGGTAGCGGCTGGCGGTGTCTACGACACGGTAGAACGCACACTGCACGAAGAGCACGACGACTGCACCGAATACGCATACCAGATCGTTGTCCGCGATGACGAGGGACATTCGGTTGCGCACGTCTGGTTCGATTTCGAGTGAGCGGCTACAGTTCCTGGAACATCGCAGTAGGGCAGACAGCAGGAGTGATGACCGTTCCGGTCACCATCTGCCGTGACTGTGGGACCGCTGTCCAGAACACAACACAACATGACAAGTGGCATGAAGACCAGTTGTCCTACAGTGACCTTCTGGAAGTGCTCCGCGCACTGAAGGAATAATTCCACACAGCATTTCACAGGAATCCCCCACTGGCACACAGTGGGGATTTTCTGCTATGATGGGAGCAACACCAACGCAGGAGGAAATCATGGCTACTCAGATCATCACCGTCATTCAGGTCTCCGACCAGAAGCCGTCCGAACTTCCGAACTATGGAGTTGTCTACCAGTTCGTCTCGAAGTTCCCCACCATCGAAGCCAGCGTTAACAACGCCATTCAGCTTGTCAATTCGATGCTGTTTGAGGGACTGAACTTCGGTGGAAGTTTCGGCGATGCACGCAACATTTCGCTTTACTCGGACCGCTACGAAATTCACATCGTTTCTACTCGCAATCGCAAGGGTGATGTTGCGGGAGAAGTTTCACGTATGGTATGATGAACGTATGAACAGAGCAGAGAGCGCCAGCCGCCACTGGCGCTTTCGCGCGCCTCCGTCCAGCTGGTTTCACAGGCAGGCTGCCCATGCGG